CCTTGTTTGCGTGTTTCGATATACCCTACATAAGCAACCCTTGGCCATGTGTCAAGCAATAAAAACAAGAAAAATGCAGCATGTTGCGAATTAACCAATATCCGGTTAATATCTAGTGGTCACATATCGTTATGGAATAGGGTATTCACGCCATGCCGCGCCCAAAAGGTTCTAAGAATGTCGCGTCGCTCGCGGCTAAAGAGCGTATCGCGTGGGCGTTCGAACGGGTAAATGGTACTGGGAACACCTGGCTACTCAAGCAAGCGGAAGATAACCCCGCCATATTCGCTTCCCTTGTTGCGCGCTGTATCCCCGTCGAGAGTGCAGTTAGCGTTTCCCATGTCCTCATTTCACTAGGCGACGAAATGCAAGCAGCTGCGAAACGCCTGAATTCGGTCAATGCTATGCGTGACGCGCGTATCTTGGAGCACGATGATACCGCACATATACATCAACCCATTGATAACACTGAAGATTGACCATTTAACATAATAGATATTATGCGCCATACGGTAGCGTATGTTAGGCTGTTTGCCGCTTGCCGCTTGCCGGATGACGAATTGACTAAGGGGGGTATGCCGGGGGGTACCCCCGAGATCGGCGGCGCGGGCACAGGGTAATGGTGGTCACGCCGACAATTTATTTCAAAATTTTTCAGGAGTTTTTTTTTTTTTTCATCAACCACCAACCAAGCGAGGCCCAACATGGGTACCTATCTAACTTTCTCAGCAGCACTTGAAGCCATCAAAGCCGGTAGCCGAGTGGCCCGTGCCGGGTGGAACGGTGCCGGTATGTTCCTGTTCCTTGTCCCCGGCTCTACGTTCAAGGTTAACCGCCCCCCTCTCATGGGCATCTACCCAGAGGGCACCGAAATCCGGTACCATGCGCACATCGACATGAAGACCGCCGACGACATGGTCGTGCCGTGGCTCGCCAGCCAAACCGATCTCTTGTCGGACGATTGGGAAGTTGTGGGTTAGTCAATGGCCAAGCAAGAACCACGTGAAGGCGAACAGCAACTCATCGCCCAGATGCTCGCCTTTGCAGACGACCCCCTGCAGTTCGTCCTCTACACCTTCCCGTGGCAGAAACCCAACTCCCCCCTCGAACACCACCACGGCCCCCGCCAATGGCAACTCGAAGCCCTCCAAGAGATGCGTGACCACATCGCCCGTAACCGCAATCGCACCCGCCAAGACCTCACCCCCGAACTCCTTAAAATCGCCATAGCGTCCGGTCGCGGTATCGGCAAGTCCGCGTTCCTCGCCTGGGTGGCACTCTGGCTATTCTCCACAGTCCCATCTTCCACGGTCATCGTTTCCGCCAACACCGAACAGCAGTTAAAATCGACCACGTTCCCGGAAATCCGCAAGTGGGCCACGATGGCGATCAACGCCAACTGGTTCGAGCACAATGCCATGAGCCTCCGCCCGGCAGAGTGGCTGATCCACTCCCTCAAGACGACGACCGACTACGATGATGCCTACTGGTACATCCAAGCGCGCCTGTGGTCCGAGGAGTCACCAGACGCCTTTGCCGGTGTCCACAGCCATGCTGGCATGGCCGTGTTGTTCGACGAGGCCAGCGGCATCCCCGCGCCCATCTGGCCCGTGACCGAGGGCTATTTTACCGATCCGACCGTGCATCGTTTCTGGGTAGCCATTTCCAACCCACGCAACCCATCCGGCACGTTCTTCGAGTGCTTCAATGCGAACCGCGATGCGTGGTGGCATCGCACGGTTGACGCCCGCACGGTCAACGAGAACGATCAGGCGCTCTACGCGGGTATCATCAAGCAGTACGGTGAGGATAGCGACGAGGCCCGTGTCGAGGTCTACGGCATGTTCCCCCGTCAGGGCGACGAGAACTTCCTGAGCCGTGGCGAGGTCGAGGACGCCGTCGCCCGCGAGGTCGAGCCGGACATCCACGCGCCGCTCATCATGGGCGTCGATCCTGCGCGCATGGGCCGGGACAAGGCGGTGATCGCTTTCCGGCAGGGGCGCGACGCGCGCTCCATCGAGCCGTTGGTCTATCCCAAGACGACGACAGCAGAGTTGGCGGAGCATTGTGCCGCCGCGATTGAGAAGTACAAACCGGATGCTGTGATGATTGAGGCAGATGGTATTGGCGGGCCGGTGATCGAACTGTTGGAGCGGATGGGCTACCAGATCATCTCGGTGATGGCGAGCAGCACGGCGAGCGACCCAGAGAGATATTACCTCCACCGCACCGAAATCTGGGGCCGTTTCAAGGAGTGGCTACCGAGTGGCAGCTTACCAGATCACAAGGAACTCGTCGTCGATCTCTGCGGGATGCGCTACCGGATAAATTTGAAGGGGCAGCTTGCGCTGTGGTCGAAGGATCAGATGCGCGCCAAAGGTTTCGCCAGCCCCGATTATGCGGACGCCTACATGATGACCTTCTCGCGGACCATCGCGCGCGGCGATGCGAAGACCTCCCGGCGATCCGCAAGACGGCGTGTGGCGGCGGGGATGGATTATGACTTGTTCGCGTAGGCGAAACTGTGGTAACTATGCAATAGTGTGACAAAGGAGCAACACTCTATGGGTGGAATTTTTGGAGGCGCAGCGCCCACAGCCCCGGCCCCGCCGCCGCCTCCGCCTGATCGGTCGGACGCGGACGTGCAGCTTGCCGCCCGCAATGAGCGGCTGCGACAAGCGGGGACACAAGGTCGCGCATCAACAATTTTGACAAGTGGACAGGGTGTGACTGATGAGGTTCCTGTCGTGAAGAAGACGCTGCTAGGCTCCGCCTAATGGGTGGTGGGTCTGGTGGTGGCGTGGGCGGTGCTGGCGGCATTGGCGACGGTATGGGCATCTCAGCAGCCGTCGAGGGCATGTCGATGGGCAACACAGGCACCAGCACAGCGGGGGCGGGTGTTGGCGGCGATGCTGGGGGCGACACACCGTTGGCCCCGCAGCCCCGGCAACCCGGCGCACCGGCGTCAGGAATACTTCTGGCACCATCGGCACCCACGACGCCCGATCCTCTGGACGCGCGCAGACGCGCGAACACATCGTCATCTCAGGGCGGCGACGGACAGAGTGTCCGAAAAACGTTACTTGGCGAATGACATGAGAGAAACACTTGATCTAGTGGGGCATCGGTTTGGCAGGCTCACTGTGCTGACCCGCAGCGATAGCAGCAAGAGGACGCACCACTGATGGACAACATCGCGCAAGAGATCGTCAAACGCTACGAGCGCCTGAAAGGTGATCGTGGGACTTGGGAGGAGCATTGGGAGGAAGTCGCGGATCGCGTGCTCCCCCGCTACTCTGACACGTTCCAGACCCCCGACACGGGCATCACACGCGGCGAGAAGCGCACAGAGAAGATGTTCGACAGCACAGCCGCGCTCGGGCTTGAGCGGTTTGCTGCTGTCATGGAAAGTATGCTGGTTCCAAGAAACCAGAAGTGGCACCGGCTGACGGCGTCCGATCCGTCGCTGATGCGAAATCATAAGGTCAAGCTGTGGTTTGAGGAAGCCAACAACTCGCTGTTCCGCTATCGGTATTCACCCCGCGCAAACTACGCCTCTCAGATGCACGAGGTCTTCATTGGCCTTGGTGCCTTCGGCACGTCCTGCATCTTCCCCGACGCACATGACGACGGCGGGCTGCGCTACCAGGCCATCAACCTCCGCTCGATCTACTTCGACCTGAACCATCAGGGCATTGTTGACACCTCCTACCGGAAGTTCACGCTGACCGCGCGCCAGATCATGCAGCGCAAAAAGAACGGTCGTTTCGAGAATGTGGGCGATGTTGAGAAGGGCGCGCGCGAGACACCAGACAAGAAATACGAGATCATCCATTGCGTGAAGCCACGCTCGGATTACAGCGCAGCGCGGGCCGACGCGCGGGGCAAGCGGTGGGGGTCGTACTACGTCCTGCTCGAAGGTCATGTGCTTCTGTCCGAGGGCGGGTTCGACACCTTCCCATATCCGATCAGTCGGTACGTCACAGGGCCGGGCGAGATTTATGGGCGCTCGCCTGCGATGATGGCACTCCCCGCCATCAAGGTTCTCAACGAGCAGAAGAAGACCATGCTCAAGCAGGGCCACCGTATTGTGGACCCCGTGTTATTGACGCATGATGACGGCATCCTCGACACCTTCTCCATGCGCCCCGGCGCGATGAACTCCGGCGGGGTGAACTCGTCGGGCCAGCGGTTGGTCCATGAACTGCCCACCGGCAACCTCGCCGCGGGTCAGGAACTCATGGACATGGAGCGGCAGGTCATCAACGATGCGTTCCTTGTGACGCTGTTCCAGATTTTGGTTGAAACCCCCGCCATGACGGCGACGGAAGTGTTGGAGCGGACCCGCGAGAAGGGGATGCTCCTGGCACCGACGATGGGGCGTCAGCAGTCCGAGATGCTCGGGCCAATGATCGAGCGTGAACTCGATCTGTTGATGAAGCAGAACGTCATGCCAGAGATGCCGCAAGCACTGATCGAGGCCGAAGGTGAGTACGAAGTTCAATACGACAGCCCGCTGTCTCGCTCACAGCGAGCCGAGGAGGCCGGTGGTTGGCTGCGGACGCTGGAAGCAGCGATTGCCTACGCCAACACCACAAAGGACATCTCGGTGCTGGACAACTTCAACGCTGACGTGATCTATCGTAACCTGGCCGAGATCAACGCGGTGCCGCCGTCGTGGATGAATGGTGAGGACGCCATCAAGTCTCTGCGGCGGGGCCGCGCGCAACAAGCCCAGGTGCAGCAGATGGTCGATGCCGCCCCGGCGGCGGCGGGAATTATGAAGCAGTTGGGGTCGTAGTATGGCGCTCGCAGACACCCTGCGGTTCCTCACGACCCGCAAGCGCAACTATCAGACGACCTTCGCGGGCGTCGGTGGACAGGCGGTACTGGCCGACCTTGCGCGGTTCTGCCGTGCGGATGAAACCACCTTTGACACAGACCCCCGCGTGTCCGCCTTGCTGGAAGGCCGACGTGAGGTATGGCTTCGGATCACGAAGCACCTCAACCTGACGCCCGACGAATTGGTACAATACTTCAACCCAACAGGAGAATAATTCATGTCTGATGATATTGGGTCCGTAGACGCGGGCAACCCGGCACCAGCAGCAGAAGCCGCCCCGGAGGCAGCGCCCGCAGCAGCAGCGCCCGCCGCCCCGGCAGAGCCTTTCTACAGCAAATTCCAGAACGAGGAT